GCAAATACGTTCGTAGTCCGATAACGTGGATCCTTTTACCGTATTGGCGGGTGCTACTGCCATCTATAACGGCTTGAAGTCTGCAGTAAGTGCAGGTGAAGACGTTGTAGATACCGCCCGCCGTGTCGGTAGCCTTATGTCTGAAGTGGCAAAGGTTGTTCAGCTTGTTTCTTTACCAAGAAAGAAAAAGCTGTTCCAATCAACTGAAGACTTTGAAGCTGAGGCTATGAAGTTATACAGCGCCAAGGCTAAAGCTAACCAGATGGCTTTGGACGCTAAGAACCTTTTTATTTCCATACATGGTAAAAGTGCATGGGAATATATCCAGAAACAAGTAGCCGAAATGCGTAAAGAAGCAGCACGTCAAGCGCGGTTAGAGGCAGAAGCTGCTGAAGAGGCGCGTAAAGATGCAATCTTTGTGGGTAGCATTGTTGGTGGGCTTATTCTGGCTATGGGTGTTATTGGGGTAATCTTGATGGCAACTCATAAATAGGGAAAATGCTATGGATATTCTTAAAACATTTGGTCCGTTAATTGGTTCAGTAGCACCTACCATTGCAACCGCATTAGGCGGACCAGTGGCGGGCATGGCAGTTAAGGCTATTTCTGGCGCGTTATTTGGACACGATAGCGCAACCGAAGAAGAAATCCGCACTGTGTTGGCTAACCCCACAGGTGACCAACTTGCGGCCCTTAAAAAGATTGATGCCGATTTTGCTGTCCAGATGAAGGCTTTGGACATTGATTTAGAGCGCATCGCAGCGGGCGATCGTGCTTCTGCCCGTGACATGCAAAAAGAAACCAAGGATTGGATACCCCGTGCTTTGGCGGTAACGGTCACAATCGGGTTCTTTGGCATTTTGCTTTACATGCTTGTGTACGGTTTACCTACAACAGGTAATGAGGCGCTTTTACTTTTGCTTGGCGCACTGCAAACTGCATGGATGGGCATTATCGCGTTTTACTTTGGTGCATCTTCTACCGATACAGCTAAAGATAAAATGATTTATAACTCTAAACCCTTGGAGTAACCTAAGTGGATGGACTTTACATTTTAGAAAATCTACTTAAGGTCGTTAAACAGCGGCGTGAAGTTGTGGTTGAAGCCATTACAGAGGGTGCAGTTCAAGACTTCACCGCTTTCCGACACCTAAGAGGCAAACTCGAAGTGTGGGATGAAATACAATCTGAACTGCGCTCTCTGCTTAAAAGAATGGATATGGAACCAGATGAGTGATCTCATTCTGCCCGAGCACGTAGCTCGCAAAATTAAGGCCACTAAAAAGAAAGAAGAAAGTAACGAGTTAGAAAAAGCCTACGTCGAACCAAAAGAAGTTGTTTTCGACCCTTCTAAACTCGATAAAACTGTAATGGAAAGATTGCCCCAACCTACAGGCTGGCGCATTCTTATATTGCCATACAGAGGCGCAGCAAAAACCAAAGGCGATGTTTACTTGCCTGAGGAATACGTAGAACGTCAGTCTTTGGCTACAGTTGTAGCCTACGTGTTAGCCGTAGGTCCAGATGCCTACGCAGATTCTAATAAGTTTCCAGCTGGCCCTTGGTGCAAAAAGGGTGATTGGGTGCTTATTGGACGTTACGCAGGAGCTCGCTTCAAAATTGAAGGGGGCGAAGTGCGCATTATCAACGATGATGAAGTCATCGCAACTATCGTCGATCCCTCAGACGTAATGTCTGTGTAAGGCGATAAAGGAGTACAGCAATGTCTGATGAAGATCAGAAAGAAGACGGTTCAGTAGAAATTGAACTGAACGAAGACGCGGGGACTTCCCCCGTTGTTGAAGAAAAAGTCGTTGCGGAAGCAGCTGCTCCGCCCGCAGAAAAAGCTAAGAACTCCGAAGATGCCGAATTAGAGCAGTACAGCGACAACGTCAGAAGGCGTATCGAAAAGCTGACTTATAAGGCACGTGAGTTTGAACGTCAACGCGATGCTGCGGTGGAGTACGCAAAAAGCCTGAAGCATCAAGTTGAAACTGCGGATAGTCGTTCATCTGAATACGCAAAAACACTCACAACTGAGTATGAAAACCGTATTCAAGCACAAGAGCAACTTGTGAACGAGCGGTTACGCAGAGCGATTGATCGTGGAGACATCGACGATCAAATACTTGCTCAGCGTGCTTTGGCAGAGTTGACTGTTGAAAAGCAGCAATTAAAGGGTGGTTTTTTAAAGCCCCCCGTGGAGCGCGAAGTTGCGCAGCCAGCTTTTCAGCCTACGCCGCAGCCTGCTCAGGTTCAACCTGTTCGGCCTGACCCAAAGGCGGAATTGTGGGCGGAGAAAAATGCGTGGTTTGGTGCTGACCAGCCCATGACACTTACCGCGTTCAGTCATCATCGTGACTTGGTTGAAAAAGAAGGTTTTGACCCAACCACCGATGATTACTACGAAGAATTAGATAAACGTATGCGGAGAGACTTTCCGCATAAGTTCCAACAGCCTCAACGCAACACGCCACCGCAAACGGTTGCGCCCGCCCGTGTGCCCGCGCGATCAGACAATGTGCAGAAAATAAAACTGAAGCCTAGCGAAGTAGCTATTGCCAAAAGACTAGGTGTTAAGTTAGAAGATTATGCACGGCAGGTGAAAAAACTACAAGGTAACGTATAATGGTTGATAAAACCCCACGTTCGGTTGATTCAAGAGCCGCAAGTCCACGTCCTAAGCCGTGGAAACCCCCGTCCTCTTTGGACGCACCTCCCCCGCCGGAGGGTTATGCACACCGCTGGATTCGAGCAGAATCGGCTGGTTTAGATGATCGAAAAAATCTTTTTTCGCGCCTTCGCGAAGGCTTTGAATTAGTTCGCGCAGAGGAATACCCAAATTTTGAAGTTCCTACCGTACAAGATGGTGCCCATGCAGGGGTCATCGGAGTCGGGGGGCTTCTGTTGGCTCGTGTTCCATTAGAAACAGTGCAGCAGCGTAATGCCTATTATCGCGGTCAGGCGAATGATCAAATCAATGCCGTGGATAATGATTTGTTACGTGAGCAGCATCCTTCTATGCCAATCATCAAACCTGAACGGCAATCTCGAGTAACTTTCGGTGGCAATCGTGCTACCGAATAACCAAAGGATCTAAGCAATGGCAAATATCGATGCCGCATTCGGACTTCGTCCGTATCGTATGCTTGGAAGCGGTGCAAACACCAACGGCGATGTTGTTTTCAACATCCAAACAGCAGCTACGGCTGGTACGTCGAGCGTTATTTATCAGGGTACACCTGTTATCCCGCTCGCGAACGGCATGATCGACATCGTCGGTTCGGCTGCTGGCGGTACTGTTCCGCTTCTTGGCGCATTTTTGGGCTGCAACTATATCGATTTGTCGGGGAAGCCTAAGTTTTCTCCGTACTGGCCCGGAACTGCTTCCGTTTATGCTAACTCGGTCGCTACGGCGATTGTTTCGGCGCATCCTGATCAAACATTTTTGATCAACTGCGATGCTGCTGCCGCAGATAGCATTGTCCATGCAAACGCAAACTTTGCTACGGCAACTTCTGGTTCAACGACCAGTGGTTTGTCCAGCGGGGAACTTGCTGTTTCCACGGTAAACACGACAAACACCCTTAACATGCGTATTCTTGGCTTTGAAGATAGTCCTTCAAACAATGATGCCGCATCTCCGGGCCGTTTGGCGATCGTCCTGCTCAACAACCACTTCTACCGTTACAATGCTAACGGTACGGGTGCTGGCGTCTGATAAGGAGTCAGAACAATGGCTATTACTCGTTCCCAGCTACTCAAAGAACTTGAACCAGGACTTAACGCCTTGTTCGGTATGGAGTACGACCGCTACGATAACGAACATGCTGAAATTTTCGATACGGAAACTTCAGATCGTGCGTTCGAAGAAGAAGTTATGTTGTCTGGCTTTGGTCAGGCACCAGTCAAGGGTGAAGGTGCTGCGGTTGTTTATGACACCGCAGGTGAAGCATTCACCGCCCGTTATACCCATGAAACGATTGCGCTCGCGTTTGCGATCACTGAAGAAGCCGTGGAAGATAACCTCTACGACAAACTCAGCTCGCGTTATACCCGTGCGTTGGCTCGTTCTATGGCTAACACCAAGCAAGTTAAGGCTGCTTCTGTTCTCAACAACGCTTTTTCGTCTTCCTATAAGGGCGGCGACAACGTTTCATTGGTGAACAATGCGCATCCGACAACTGGCGGTGGTAACTGGTCCAACACGCTCGCTACGCAAGCGGATCTCAACGAAACGTCTCTTGAACAGGCGCTGATTGATATCGCAGCTTTCATTGACGAACGTGGTCTTAAGGTTGCATTGCGCGGCATGAAGTTGATCATCCCGCCCGCTCTTCAGTTTACTGCAGAGCGTATCCTTAAGTCGGAACAGCGTGTCGGTACTGCGGATAACGACATCAACGCGATCAAGACGGGTGGCTACATGCCGCAAGGTTTTGCGGTAAACCACTTCCTTGTTGATCCGGATGCGTGGTTCGTTAAGACAGATGCACCGAATGGCCTCAAGCACTTTGAGCGCAGTGCGCTTAAAACAGCTATGGAAGGCGATTTCGAAACGGGTAACGTGCGCTACAAGGCGCGGGAACGTTATTCGTTCGGTTGGTCTGATCCGCGCGCTATTTACGGTTCGCAAGGCGCGTAATTATTGCTTTTGCAATGACGAACATGGAAAGGTGGGCCTTGCGCCCACCTTTTTTGTAAGTTATCGTGCTTTACCCTGACTGCATAGCAGACACCCCAACGACAGGAGTTCAAAATGGGAACGACTACCTTTTCAGGCCCCGTACGTGCGGGCGGCATTAAATCAACAACTGGTACAACGCTCGGAACAGATGTAGCCAACGTTGGTGAAGTTGTTCTTTCTCAAAAAGAAGCTATCACACAAGCAACCAATGGCGCTGTCGCAGGCGTTTACACGACAAATATCGTAATTCCAGCGGGCAGCACAATCACAAGCATCCAACTCTATGTTGGCGTTGTTTGGAGCGGCGCGGCTAGCACACTCGGTATTGGTTCATCAGCGTCAGCTACTGCCTTTACTGCGGCAGGTGCAGTTGCGGGTGGTACACTTGGTATCATTGCAGCGACAGCAGGCGCAGATGCAACTCGCGTAGGTAACTGGATTGATGTGGGCACAACGGACGTGCGTATTGTTGTAACTTCAACAAATACGGGTACAGGCACGGGTTGGCTTGTTGTAAACTACATCCAGCACGGCACATACATTCCGTAATGTGATTAAGGGGTGGCTAAACGTCACCCCTTTCCCCTAATTAAAAGGATGATCACATGGCGGATACAGTAACAACACAAACGCTTTTTCAAGGCGATAAAGTTCTTGTGATGAAGTTCACGAACGTTTCAGATGGAACGGGTGAAACTAACGTTGTAAAAGTAAACGTTTCTTCTTTGAACAGTTATCAAGGTTCTCCTTGCGTGGCAGTTCAAGTAGATAGAGTTTATGCAATGACTGCTGGAATGGAAGTGCGTTTAAATTGGGAGGCAACTACTCCTCAATTGATTATGGCAGTCCCTACGGGTGTCATGAACACTCAAGACTACGATGATTTTGGTGGCATAGATAACAATGCGGGTACAGGGAAAACAGGTAACATCACGTTTACGACGGTGGGTGCTAGCCTTGGTGATTCCTACACAATTATCCTTAAAATGCGTAAACTTTATTAAGCATAGGTAGTTTTAAATGACTCGTCCGCCATCTTCAGTAACGAGAACAGGTGCTTACGAGCCGTTTAACCTGCAAGTTGCGCGGGGTCAAATCCCGTGGCATCAAAGTGTGGTTGTTTTTGGTTACAATCCAGATGTTGATACTGCCGTAGAAACAGTTTGGCCTTATGGCGGAATACTTCCATTTGCCCCTAATGCCCTGCAAATGAAAGTAAGTTCGGATAACGCGAACGATACTGCCGCTGGTACGGGTGCTCGAACAGTTTACGTTGAAGGTCTTGACGCAAACCATAATGTAATTTCTGAAATAGTCACCTTAAACGGCCTGACAGCAGTTCTTACCACAAAATCATATTTGCACATCAATAACTGCTACGTGGTGAGCGCTGGAACACTCAATAGTGCGGCAGGCAATATCTATTTTGGTGACGGGACTGTTACGTTAGGTGTTCCGGCTACTGTGTATGACATTATCCTGTACGATTACAATGCCCGTATTACAGGAAGCTACACTGTGCCTGCCGGATATACTGCTTATTTAGAGCAGGGGCTATTTTCATCAGGACAATCCTCAGGAACAGGCCCCGTTACAGGCCGTTTGATGACACGTGATCTTAGCGATATCCGTAGAACGGCTGCTATTGTTACTGTCAATAACGGTAATGCCGACTATGCGTTTGAATACCCTATTGCTATTCCTGAAAATACTACAGTTGAAGCTCAGGCCGTTGGTGCGGGAGCTAATAACGCTTGCTCAAGCATGTTTATTTTTGTCCTGATTAAAAACGATGCGGGGACAGCATAATGGCAAAGGGCATGGGCATAAAAACTTCTGTTAAATCGGGTAATTTTCGTCCGACAAAGCAGGGTGCAGGCATGACCGAAAAAGGCGTAAAGGCGTTTCGTCGGGCTAATCCTGGATCAAAACTAAGCACTGCGGTAACAGAAGATAACCCTACAGGTAAACGTGCTAAACGTCGCAAGTCCTATTGTGCGCGTTCAGCGGGGCAAATGAAGATGTTTCCTGAGGCAGCTAAAGACCCAAACAGCCGTTTGCGTCAAGCTCGTAAGAGATGGAAATGCTAAAATGCAAATAGGGCTTGATATGGTTTGGAATGTTGTTCTTACTTTAGTACTGATCCCTATTGCATGGGCCTTGGTCTATTTAAATGGTCGTGTGAACGAACTATTTCGTCATACAGCTAATACTCGTGAAGACGTTGCTAAAAACTATGTCACGAGAAGTGATGTCCATAACGATTTGGAAAAGTTTATCAAACGTTTGGATCGTATCGAAGAAAAGATTGATCGTCTCTTTGAGACCAAGTGAGGTTGTTATGGATATGAAGAAAAAATACGCCAAGGGTGGTATGCACAAAATGCCCGATGGCAAGATGATGAAAAATTCCGCCATGAAAAAAGGTGGGATGGCAAAAAAGCCAAAAGGTAAAGGCTTAGCGATCATGATTGCTATTGGTAAATCAAAAGGTCGTGGGAAATGAAAAAACCTGTTTGGGATAAAAAGCGCCCTAAGGGTTTAGGTAAGCCCCAAAAACTTACCTCTTCTCAAAAGGCGTCTGCTAAAGCTGCGGCTAAGAAAGCAGGTCGGCCTTATCCCAACATGATCGACAACATACGAGCAGCGGGGAAGAAATGAAAAAGCCTACAAAAGCCCAAAAGAAAATTGGTAAAGTTATGCGTGAGTTCAAAGCAGGCAAACTTCACTCTGGTAGCAAAAAAGGTCCAATGGTAAAAAATCCAAAGCAGGCCATTGCTATCGCTCTTTCCGAAGCTGGAAAATCTAAGAAGGGTAAATAAAATGGCTAAAGAAGATAAAAAGAAAAAGTCTAAAATTAACCCGATGAAGCAGGACCGCACTCCACGGAATATTCCTGATCAAAGTGAAAAGATTGATGCAAAAGACATCGATCAAACTTACTATGACATGGCTCCAAAAACGGAAGCTCAACGTATGGGGGCCGCACGTAGAAATCGTGAAATAACGCAAGATGCGTATTTTGAAAGTTTAAAATGGCCATCAAAAGATAATCAAGAAAGAGCATCGCGTTCAGCGCGTGCTGCTTCTGCTGAAGAAAAAATTGCGGCTCAACAAGCAGGTTATCAATATAATCCTGCTACTGACTCAATGGATTTTGAAGGAAATGTCAAGCAATATCGTAAAGGTGGCATGGCTATGAAAGAAAAAGGCACGGGCGAAGTGTATGCTTCTAAAAAAGCCATGATGAAGCATGAGAAAAAAGAATCTCACTCCATGGAACGCTCCGAATACCGCAAAGGCGGAGCAGTTATGTGCCGTGGTGGGGGCCTTGTTACACGCAAAAGGCCAACGAAAGTTTGTTAAAAAATGACAGTAAGCGGCACAAAAACGTTTGAGTTGGATGTAGCAGAGTATATCGAAGAAGCCTTCGAACGCTGCGGAATTGAAATTCGTACTGGTTACGACCAGCGAACAGCTCGGCGCAGCCTAAATCTTTTGCTTGCTGAGTGGGCTAACCGTGGTCTGAACCAGTGGACAATCCAGACCGCAAGTATCACTTTAAGTGCCGGAACTAATACTTACAGTTTGAACCAATACGATATCGATATCTTGGCGGCTGTTATACGCTATACCGATGGGGTCGGTAGCCAGAACCAACAAGACTTGACCATAGATAGAATCAGCCGCGAAACTTATTTGAATATCCCAAATAAGCTAACACAGGAGCGTCCTGTTCAGTATTTTGTTGATAGGTCTATTACGCCTAGCATCAAAGTATGGCCTACGCCTGATACAACGTACTACCTCGTAGTGGATAAACTTGTTCGTATGGACGATGTTTCTTCAAGCGTAAACACGTTGCAGGTACCGTTTAGGTTTTATCCATGCCTTGCTGCTGGGCTTGCGTATTATATCGCAATGAAAAAAGCTCCGGACAGAGTGCAACTTCTAAAGGCTATGTACGAGGAAGAGTTTACCCGTGCGGCGGCTGAAGATAGGGATAGAGCATCGTTGCAACTGGTTCCGGTTCGTAATTTTTATTCTGTTGTGTACTGATGGCTAGGTTTGCAAACGGTTCCTATGCTATAGCGATTTGCGATAGGTGCGGTTTTCAATATCCGTACTTAACGCTTAGAAAAGAATGGAACGGTTTTAGAACGTGTACTGAATGTTGGGAGCCAAAAGAACCGCAGTTGGATCCTATCTTCCCTCCTACAGAACCGCAGGCTCTTGCTGTTCCTAGACCCGATAGAATAGAACCTATGGATGTTCCGGTTGGTCCATCTATTTTCCCCTTTATTCAAAATAATCTGCTACAAGCAGTAACGCAGGTAGGCATTGTTACGGTGGAGATCACCTAATGGCATGGACATACGCAACACTGGTTCAAGCTATTAAGGACTGGACTCAGTACGACGAAACAACGTTTAATAACAACATTGATCAGTTTATTCTTAATACGGAAGAACGTATCCTGTTTAATGTTGATCTTCAGGTTTTTCGCAAGAATCAAACAGCTAACTTAACCAATGGCAATAAGTATCTTGCGGTGCCGTCAGACTACCTGAATGCTTTTAGTTTGAGCGTTACGGCAAACGGGTCAACAAACTTTCTTTTGCAAAAAGATGTTGAGTATCTCCAAGAATATAACCCGACGGGTGCAACGGGCGTACCGAAGTATTATGCGTTTTTTGATGTCAATAACTTCATATTGGCCCCTGTTCCTAACAGCACCTACGGGGTAGAACTTCATTATTTCTACCGTCCGGCCAGCCTAACAGTAGAAACTAGCGGCACTTGGATCAGCAACTATGGGCAAGAGGCCTTGCTGTATGGGTGTTTGGTGGA